CTGTATATATACCACTTGATAGCCTTGTAATTACTCCTAGCAGTAGCTTGTTACCGGCTAATGATGTTTTCCCAGGAATGAAGATTGTGCCTAAGAAACCCTCACAAGACCTTATTGTAAAAGGTTATTGTGACTTTGAATTTAATAATACCGACCAAAAGACAGTATCGGAAAGTATGAAGGAGTTTAACAAGTCTTTTAGTTACAACACTATTATGTCAATAGACATCAAGGACTATGGTGCTAAGAGGTTACAACACATCAAGATTAGTGGAAAGTAGGTGAATGTATGATTATTAGTCAGCCACAAGATAACACAATAAACACACCTAACGGAAGTTTAAATTTTAAATGGCGTAGTGACTTTGGTTCTTTAACTGAAAAGGAATTTCAAAAGGCACAAAGATTTGTTGATAATGAAGTTATAAGGCAGATGATACCATACACACCTATGGATACAGGCTTTCTGTTTAAGTCTGCCACAGTAGGTACAGTTATAGGTAGTGGTAAGGTTGTACAGTTAGGACCTTATGCAAGGTATTTATACTATGGTGTTGTTTATGGTCCTAATATTCCACTATACAAGAATGGTGAATTGGTAGGCTTTTACAGTCCACCAAAGAAATACCCTACCGGTAGAGAATTAAAGTATTCAACTGCTAAACACCCTTTAGCAGGGAAGATGTGGTTTGAACGAATGAAAAGGGATAAGGAAGATGTTATCCTGAACGGTACTGCAAAAATTTTAGGTGGTAATGTGAAATGAACATAATTGAAGTAGTAAAGTCAGCTTTGCAGAGCTTTCCACAAATTAATGAAGTGTGTAATGAAATCTCTATTGACTTTACAGATGATACAATTGATAGTTACGGACTATCTTCAACAGGTGATACATTGCTAAAAGAAGATATTTTAGGCAGTCAGACAAGACAACATAACTTTATTCTGTATGCAGTGTATCAGTCCGTTAATGACTATGACAGAATGGTAAATACAGGTGCTTTACTCTCACTCCAAATGTACCTTGAACATTTTGCAGATAATCAAGAAGTTACTGTCAAGGTGGGTGACAAAGAGTATATAGGCACTCTAACAAAGTTAACTTGTTCAAATGGTATGATTTACGAAATACCAAATGGCAATATGAATAACGGTGTGGTATATCAGTTGCAGATTATATCACAATACAAAATTGATTTTTAATGAAAGAAGGTAATATTATGGCAGAAACAAAAGCAGTAAGTGGAACACCTAGCAAGTATTCAGGTAAGCTAAAAAGAAGTTACTTAATGCATTATATTGACGCTAGTTTTGGAAGTCAGACACCTAGTTGGTTCCTAATCGGTAGAGATATTGAGGACCTATCAATGGAGCTGAATCCGGAAGCAGACTCAAAGAATATTCTTGACCAAACTATTGATAATGGTTACGCACCAACTCTAGGTGTAGAAACATACTATGCAGACACAGAAGATGAAATCTTTGACAAGCTAAAAGACATTGCTATGAATAGACTTACAGGAGAAAATTGCAGAACAAAAATTCTTGAAGTGCTTATTGATAACAATGCTACTATTGATGCATCAGGTGCAGTTACAGGTGCTAGTGCTTGGGTAGAAGATTGTTTTGTAAAGCCACAGTCTTACGGTGGTGCAGGTGGTAACAATAGTGGTGTAAATATCCCTTACAATGTTTCACTTGAAGGCAATCGTCAGAAAGGTACTGTTGCTATTACTAACAAAGTACCAACATTTACAGCAGTATAAGGAGAAGTCTAATGAACAATTTAGGTTTTGATGTTGGATATAAAGAATATTCTATTAACGGTGATGAAAGTAGAATTTTGCGTATTAACACAAGTGATATGAATATTATCACCAGAATGAATAAAGCAGAAAAGGAGTTACAGAAGATAGCTGATAAGTGTAATAGTGCTACTGCTGATAATGCAATAGAAACACTTTCCTATTTAGATAATGAAGTAAGAAAACAGATTAATTATGTCTTTGATGGTGATGTTTCTGATATTATCTTTGGCAACACTAATTGTATTAGCATTGCCGGTGGTAAGCCTATTTTTGAAAACTTCCTAGAGGCAGTACTTCCAATTATCAAAGAAGATATTTCTACAGAACAGAAGAAAATTGAAAGAAAAGTTAGCAAGTACACATCTAAAGTAAAATGATTGGTGAACTTCCTAAAAGCCTGGAAATTGATAATGCAACATATGAAATTAATTCAGATTTCCGTGTTGCATTGTTAATATTTCAAGCATTCAATGACCCTGAACTAGACCAATATTGTAAGGCTTTAGTATGTCTAAAGTGTTTGTATAAAGAAGTACCGGCTAATACAGAACAAGCTATTAAAAAAGCAATGTGGTTCCTTGATGGTGGAGATATTCCAAAGTCTCAAAACCAAAGAAAAATACTTGATTGGGAACAAGATGAAAGTATAATCTTTCCGGCTATTAATAAAGTAGCCGGTTACGAAACAAGAGAAGTAAAGTACCTTCATTGGTGGACTTTTCTAGGTCTATTTAATGAAATTGGAGATGGCTTGTTTTCACAGGTAATGAACATTAGAGGTAAGAAGTCTAAAGGAAAGAAACTTGAAAAGTGGGAGAGAGAATTTTACAGTACCCACAAAGAGTTAATAGACCTAAAGAGAAAAGCCACTTCACAAGATGAACAACAAGAACTAGATTTCATTAATAATATTATTTGATATGCACAAAAATATTGTTGACACTTGGATAAATTTGTTATATTATAATGTATATACTTAATAAGTAAGGGGTAATGTACAAGTGAGCAACCAAACTGTTATTAGAGTTTTACCTGATAGAAACAAAATAAAACCATTCTATAAAAAGTGGTGGTTTTGGTTAATAATTTTTCTTGTGGCATTAGTGATTTTTGCAGCAATTATAAGTGAAAATAAGAAAAAGCAGACTGAGGATAATAATAGTGTTGAAACAACTCAAACAGAAATGTCAGAGATGGACTATAAATCATCCTGTAAGACCGTTGATTACAAAACACTTGCAAGAAACCCAAATAAATATAAAGGTGACCATTTTAAAATTACCGGTGAAGTGGAGCAAGTTATTGAAGAAGATAATGTTCTTGATGATAATACTCAATACACAGTACGGTTAAATATGACAAAGAATGACTTGGACTATTGGGACGATACAATTCTTCTTAATGTAGAAATCCCACAAGATGAAGACAGAATATTGGAAGACGATATTATAACTGTTTATGGTACTTGTCAAGGAAAATATACATATACAGGCTTATTAAAATCAAGTGTTACAGTTCCTTTAATTGATGTTAAATATTTTAATATCAATACTGATTCAAGCAAAATTAAATAAAAATTAGCCACTCTGTAATGGGGTGGCTTTTCTTATGCGTACATCAAGTGGTGTACGCATTTTTTATACCCATTTTTAGGAAGGAGGGGTTATATGGCTACAGATGGTAGTATCATTTTTGACACTAAAATTGATGCAGACGGTTTTAACAAAGGCACAAAGAATATGTCCTCAAAGGCTATTGATTTAAAAAATAAGATTGCTCAGACCACAAGAGAGATTAAATCTTTAGAAGATAGTCTAAGGGAAATGTCTAATACACCTATTAGAACTAATATATCAGCCGGTATCGAAAAAGATATTACAAAAGCTAAAGAACAGTTAAAGTCCCTTTATAACAAAGCTGATGAAATAGGCAATTCTAAGCAGAAAGATTTAACAGACCTGGGGTTAGGCACAGAATATCTTGACAGTATGTTAAGTAATGACAAAGAGTGGAACAAAGTCCAGCAACAAATTACTGAAACAGAAAATAAGCTGAAAGAGTATGAGGCTAAGCTGAAAAGCGTTAGAAATGCCGAGAATTCAACTACCGGTAAAGATACGGCTGAATATAAGGAAAAACAAGAGAAATTAACAAGGCTTAATGAACAACTGAATACTTATAAAGCTAGATTAGGTGAAACTGAAAGTAAAGAAAAAACTACTTCAAAGCAGACAAATATTAATACTGATACTTTAAAGAAATTTACTACTGCTATAAAAAAACTTGGTAAAAAGATGAAAACTGTTTTTAGTAATACCGTTGTTAGTGGTATTAAAAAAATTGGTAGTCATCTTAAAAACTTATTTTCTCATACTAAAAAGACCAGTAGCCAAATGAATGGTTTTGCTAAGGCATTAAATAGAATTAAACAAGCTATTGGTGGAATGTTACTTTATAAGGTTATCCAAGGTGGTGTTGAGGCTTTAAAGGATAGTTTAAGAGAAATGGCTAAAGAAAGTCCTGCAGTGAATAAACAACTATCAGCATTGTTGACTTCGTTTACTTATATGAAAAACAGTATTGCTACTGCTTTTTTGCCTATCTTAACAGTTGTTACCCCTATACTAACCGGTTTAATGGACACTTTAAGTAAAGCTACTAACAAGGTGGCAGAATTTTTTAGTGCCTTAACCGGTCAATCCTCATATGTAAAAGCAGTAAAGGTTCAACAGAATTATGCCAAGAGCCTTGACACAACTACTAAAAGCACTAAAGCTAACACAAAGGCTACAAAAGATAATCAAAAGAATTTGGCATCCTATGACCAACTTAATGTTATGGAACAGTCTAGTTCTTCAAATAACACCAAAGACAGTAATGCTTCTAATGGAAAGCAGTTCAAAACTGTTGCAACACCTTTTAGTAACTTTGCTAACCAATTGAAAAAAGCAATTAGTAAAGGTGATTATGGAGCAGTTGCGAAGATACTATCAAAAAAATTGAATTCAATACTATCAAGTATTAATTGGAAAAGCTTAAGACAAAAAGCTAAGAATATTGCTAGTAATATTGCTGATTTCATTAATGGTGCTATAGAAGAGATTGATTGGTTCCTACTTGGCACTACGCTGGGTAATGGTTTGATGACAGCTATAGACTTTCTATACACACTCATTAAAAAGATAAAGTGGAAAAAGTTAGGGAAAAGTATTGCTAGTTTTCTTAATGGTGCAATTAAGTCTATAAACTTTATTGAAATAGCCAAACTGCTTGGCGAAAGTATCAATGGTATTTTTGAATTTGCACTTGGTTTTGCAAAAGAATTTGATTGGATTGCTTTAGGCGAAAGTATTAGAAATGCTTTAACAGAATTGTTCTATACTCTTGATGTACAGTTAGTTATTGATGCCGTATCTTCTATGATTAATGGTGTTTTTACTACGGCTCTCACTATTGTTGGTGACCCTGATTTTACTGAGTTAGGTTCAAAAACTGCACAAGCATTGAAAGATATGCTAAACAAAATCAATTGGAAAAACATTTCAAAACTTTTCTTTACTCTTCTAAAAGGTGTTTTTGATTTTGCAAATGGCTTTCAGCTTGAAATTGATTGGGAGAAAGTAGGAGAGTCACTAGCCTCAACATTTAATTCTTTTTTTGGAGACAAAGGAGAGGGACACAAATTTATAACTTCCATATCTAATGCTTTTTGGGGCTTTTTAGGTGGTGCAATTACTGCACTCAAATCTTTTACCGACAATATCAATTGGGAAGAATTCGGCAATAATTTATTAAAAACAGTAAGAACTGCTGTAAAAAAGGGTGGAGACCTAGCAGCTAAGTTATTGTCGGTAGCAGGAACCATCGTTAATGAACTTTTAAAGTCTTTGAATAAAGTGTTTACAGATAGAAAAACAAGTAAAAGTATAACTGCTAGTATTAAGAAATCTTTTGATAATGTAGATTGGGCTGAAATAGTTGTTAATGCTTTTACTCTACTTGTTAATGCCTGTTCAACACTAGTTGATGGAATTGGCGACCTCTTAGATGACCTTACGCAAGAAATGGCTGATGGTTTTAGTCATAATAAGAATAATAGTAAAATTGAAAAAGCAGTTGTAGAACTTGTAAAAGCAATAGCAAATCTTTTTATATCTATTCTCAATTTAGCACTTAAACTAATAGTTAATGTTATTCCTAATTTAGTGTTAAGTTTATTTAGACTAATAATTGAAATGGTTACTTGGCTTGGTAGTATTTTCTTAGGTGACGAATGGTATCAAACTGCCGAAGATAGTTTAAAGAAAGAGTTTCCGGTTATGGACTTTGATTGGGAAATTCCTAAGTTAGCTACCGGTACTGTTGTTCCGGCATCTCACGGTGAATTTTTAGCAATGCTTGGTGATAACAAAAGAGAAACAGAAGTTGTATCCCCATTATCAACAATGAAACAAGCATTTTTAGAGGCTATGGCAGAGGGTAACTTTGGTGGTAATGATAAGGATATTAACCTTACCATTAATCTTGATGGTGAAGTTATATTCAAAGGAATGGTTAATAAGGACAGTGACTACCGTAAAAGGTTCGGCAAGTCT